CTTCAGGCAATTGGCTTTATAGCTGCTATGGTTTATGGATATGGACAATTAAATGCTCGGTTACAATTTATGGAACACCAATCAAATATGAACAAACAGGCAATTAAAGAAATGAAGGCGATGCAAAATTTACCTATCCCTTCTGATGTTAGGCAGGACGAAAAATTACAGAGAATTGAAGATGAAATAATAAGGCTTAGAGATGGTAAATTGGATTAAAGAAGCCGTGAATGAAAGATAATGAATTTTTCAGGTATCTGTATTGGGTTGTCTTGTTCTGTATTATGATGATAGTACTATCAATGTCAGTAGATATACGAGGTGGAGATATGGATATATATACAAAAGCGCAAAGAATTAACAATGGCTAATTTTAATTTAGCAGAGTGGGGAATCGTTGGGGTTATTGTATTCCTCTTCGTAGGACAGATAATGTTCCTGCAAAAGACTTTAATGAAAAAATTAACGGAAACAGATGAAAAAGTTATCGCTCTCATTAACAGATGGAATAGATCAGATGAGGCACGGGACAGAAGGCATGAACAGGTCCTGCAAGAATTAAATGATGTTACAGACGATTTAAATTTCTTGAAGGGCAAGGCAGATGGTAGTAAAAAATAAACATAAGATTAGGGATGATTGATACATTGAAAACGGTAGGAAATGGCGTCGTAGGCGTCGGTGTATGGTGGGTTAATTTGCCCATGATATTGCAGATGTGCGTATCGGTGGCGACTTTGGTATACATCATACTCAAAATTAAAAACGAAATACAGAAGACGAAGAACTGATATGCCTTTATATCAATACAAATGCAAAGATTGTGAATCTTACATAGATAATTACCAGAATAAAATGGTTAGGGTGTCGGAAGATTCATTCGTAGGCAGTAGCTGTCCATTGTGTCATGACGGTGAGTTGAAAAGAGTTGTGACGCTACCTCATGCTATTGTAAGGGGAGGCGGAGATTGGGCTACTGCAATTAGAAAGGATCAGGTTGATTTTTCCAATATTAGCATGGAAGACAGCCTTGATCGTATGAGCTCAAATAAAAATAGAAGGAGTTAATATGAGTGGTGTAATTAGTTATGTCATGGAGAACTATATGCAAATGCTTACAGCCGTAGGAGGTATTGTAGGCGGGTTTGCTGTTATAGCTTCAATGACGCCAAATAAAAGCGACGATAGGATTGTTCAGACGATTCTGGATATGGTGAATTTCCTAGGCGCCAATTTTGGAAAAGCAAAAAACGGAGGATAAAATGGCGAAAGTCAAATTAAACGCCTGGGCGAATAAAATGCTGAAGAAGGTTATTGCCCAAGTGCTGAAAAAGTTCGGCGTCACAGCAACGATGCTGTT